CGGCCTTTCTGCGGCCTGCTGCGGCCTCCCTATCATTCCAGTCGGCATAAGCCCACTCGAAGCCCTGCGGAGCTGGTAGCCCCTGCTGCCAGGCATGACACGCCTTTATCAATCGGAACAGGTTGTCTCCGTCGATTGGGATATACGCCTGCACAGGCAAGCCCCGAAAGCGGCTTTTTGACTTGCCGTCCGCTGTCATCATGCTGATTGCCTTCCTCGGTTTGCGCATGGGCAGCCCCTCGAAGTCGATGAGCTTACACAGGATGAAATCGCCAAAGGCCCACCGCTCAAGCAAAGCATAGGCGTCATCCGAAAGTTTCCACGCTCTGGCCTTGCCGGGTGCGTGCTCGTCTTCCAGTACGAACCATCCGCCAAGCGCGGCGTTCACCTCGTGCCACTTGCTACGAAAGACGCGGCGCAGATCTTCCCAGAAAAGACACTGAGCGTCGTCTCTCTCGGCGTGCCGGTAACGCTTGCTGTCGTGGTTGAAAATATAGACCGCAATGGCGGCCTGCTGCCTCACAGGAAGCGTTGCGAATACCGGGCTTGCTGCTGCCAGGTGATCAACCAGACTTGAAGGAATGACGCCATGTCGGGCGTTTTTGGGGTTTGCTGCTCTGTTGGCTGTTGCCATCCGATGACTCTCGCTTGTGCGCGAGATTCAGACTGGCGGGCATATACTGGATGAATTTACAAGCTGTACGGGCTGCCTGTTTTCCTCTAGTATCACTCCCGTCGAATACGAATCTCACTTGCTCGGTGGTGATTCCTAAAGCCCGCACCTTTGCCGAGGTCTGCGGGCTTTTTCGTGTCCGCTCGAAGGCGGTTTCTCGCAATCCTACCCCTGCCCCTTGTGCTTGTCACGTTTCGCCCTCCCCAACATCTAGTGATGCCAAAAGGTCAGCGAACGATCTTGCAGGACCGGACGGGGGTTTCTGGCCCCCTGCCGGGTGTTCCCCCAGTGGGGGTTTATCCGGCTTGTGCTCGATCAGCCGCAGCTCAGCACGCAGCCCCGCCACTTCCTCACGCAGCAGGCGCAGTTCCTCCAGGAGCGCGGCCATAGGCTCGGCAGGGGGTGTGCCATCGGGTGTGTCAGCTTGTGCCACCTCTGGCACAGTCTCCCGTGCCAAGCCTGTCAGATGCCCATAGGCGCGGATCAGCTCGGACGTTTCCAGCTCCCGGCGCCCATCATCACGGACGCGGTATGACACGCGGCCTGCATCCATATCGCGGTACAGGCTGCGGCGGCTGCGGCCGGTCAATTTGATGGACTGTGCCAGGGTGTGCCACATGGCTAAGGCTCCGGTGTGCCAGGGTGTGCCAAGTCGCGGATCTTCATCACTGTAGTGGTTGAGCATCCGGCGTGCCGTGCGGTGGCTCGGATGCCCAGGCCAGCGGCCAGCAGCTCGCGGACGCGCTTGTGTAGATCGGCGTCTACCGGGCGCCCCTGGTACTTGCCTTCGGCCTTCGCCTTTTCGATGCCTTGCGCCTGTCGTTCGCGGCGCTGCTCGTAATCCTTGCGGGCAATCGCGGCCATCATGTCAACCAACATCGAGTTGATAGCGGCCAGCATCCGCCCGGTGAACTCGTCGGCGGTGTTGGTCATGCCCTGGTAACTGGTCGGCAGATCGAGCGCAACGATGCGCAGCCCCTTCTCAGCGATGGCCGTTTTCAACCGTGACCAGTCATCGGCGGGCAGACGTGAAAGTCTGTCGATTGATTCCACCAGCAGAACGTCACCGGGCAGGGCATCACGCAGCAGGCGCTCCAGTTCAGGACGCTCTGTAAGCGCGCCTGAGACGTTTTCGGCGTATGTGGCTGCTATCGGGTGGCCGTGGTCGTCAGCGAAGCGCCTGAGCGATTCTAGCGGCCTTCTGGCGTCCTGTTCGGCTGTCGAGGCCCGAAGGTATGCGCGGATCAGCATCGTTTCACTTTGGGTCGTGTTTGTAAGGTGTCGCACTTTGCACGCTTCCCGGCCAGGTGAACAGGTGGCCGCGTGGCGTATCAGTTTCGGTATACCCAAAAGAAAAGCCCGCCAGCGCAAAGCATGACGGGCCTTTCCCCCAATCCAGACTCACTCTGGTCAGGATCTAGCGCAGCCTCTCGCCGGCTAGATGGTGTTGGCTGTCGCCGGCCCGGAGAAAACTTAAGGATTCAGGCCGCACAGCGTGACGGGGTTTTGCATGAATCGAGGCACTCGCCGTCTAATCCTCGTCCTGGCTATCTCCTCTAGGAGCCGTCCAGGCCACGGTGTGAATCAGAGTTTCGTGACCTCACATAGCAGGGTCATCTCGGACATATCGTTGTTCGGCAGGATGGCTTTCACGTTGTACTGTTTGCCGTGGTAGATCAGCCGCCACTCGGTCGTTAGGTCGGCCCGGTACGGCATCGTCACCTTCGCGCTAAGCAAGGTCTGCAACTGAGCGGCGGAAAAGTATTCATCGCCCGATACGCTATCGACTGCGGCCCATTCGGTGGCGATGGTTGACCAGCCCTCTTGCCAGCCCCCCATACCATCCGAAACGCGGGTCAGCTTTTGGAGTTCCAGCGGGTGGCGGCGGCGTCCAATTCGCATCACAGCACCGCCATAGAACGATAGGGGGCCAGCAGCAGCGTATAGGCCGTGCCTTCGTACAGGATGCGGTCGGCTTGGCGCTCGCGGTTGATGTACAGGTCAGCGGTCAGCAGCAGGACGGCGGCTTGAATGGGTTCTGGCATCGGGTCGGGCAGATCGTCGCCCAGATATTCCTCGACGTGCCGGGTGGCGGCGTCCAGGTAGAGCTGGATCAGCCCGTCTTCCAGGGCGTGCATAACGCGCAGATGCTGCTTGGCTTCGGTCACGGTAATCATACGAAAAACACCTCGGTATCAATTTCAATGGGGGCGGCTGCGGCTTGGGCGGCGCCCATTGCCATTGCTAGGGCTTGCAGGCCGTCGATTCGGCCAGTGCGGCGGGACTTGTCCAATTTGCGCCCCCCGGCTGGGTCTTTGGTGGCGACGGCATTCGCGGCACACATGGACAGCACCGGGTGGTTGCCGTGGGCGATGCGTTCGTTCAGCAGCTCGGCTTCCAGGGCGTCGAGTGCCGGGGCCATATCCTTGAAGCCCTGCCCGAACGGCACTAGCGGCAAGTCGAGGCCCAGGCGTTCCAGTTCCTTCTTGAATATGTCCATCCGCCAGCGGTCGAAGGCGATGGCCTGAATGTCCACGTCTGCCAGGATCTCGGCCATATCGGCGGCGACGTGTTCATAGTCCACCGTCGCGCCTGGTGTCGTTCGCAGATAACCCTCTGCTGCCCACTGGTCATACGGGGCGCGGTCCTTCTTGGCCCGGTCAATCAAGCCTTGCTCGGGCGTCCAGAAGTACGGGCGAACCTGCCAGACACCATCGGTTTTGCCGATCAGCACAAGCGCCGTCAGGTCAGTGCGAGCGGACAGGTCCAGGCCGGCATAGACAGGCCCGTCAAACGGCTCTGGCTCGGCATTACAGGCTGCCCACACGTCAGGCGATATGAACGGGCTGTCGAGGCTCACGCGCTGGTTTAACAGCAGGTTGCGCGCCGTGTTGGACATGGACGGCATCCGCGCCGCTTGCTGCATCTGTTCGCGCAGATCGTCCTCGGAGCGGAACAGGCCCAGCGCAGGATTTGCTGCTTTCCAGGCATCCACGTCCAGCAGGTCGCAGCCCTTCGGCGCGGTGTACAGGTGGCAGACGATGCGCGGATCTTTCGAGCGCTTGGCGTCGTCCAGTTGGATCGAAAGCCAATCTGCATCGGAGGCCGCTTGCGTGCTGATGATGATTTGCAGCGGGTCCGAATGTGCTCCCTGCGCTGTCAGCAAGGCGTCGATAAAATCAGACTGCGGCCCGCGTACCTGCCCCCATTCGTCCCCAACAATCAACGCAGGGCTAAGTCCGTGGGCGGTCTTTCCGTCAGCCGCCAGGGCGCGAAACTCGGTATTCAGCGGCAGGCCGATCAGGCGTTTTCCCGATGGCACGATGCGGACAATCTTCGACAAGGCCGGCGACTGTTGAACCATCTTTGATGCCAGGTTGAACACCAGCGCGGCCTGGTCACGGCTCATGGCTCCCGATACCAGTTGGCTGTTCTGCTTGGCTTCAGGACCGACCAGATGGGCCAGAATCAGGCCGGCAATCAGACCGGACTTGCCGTTCTTGCGGCTCACGGACAGGATGGCGCGGCGGGTGCCGTGGGGGTTTGAGTACACGTCGCGGATGAACTGTTTCTGAAACTCAGCCAGTACCAGCGGCTTGCCCACGTCGGCGCCTTCCGGCACTACCAGGTACTTTTCGCAGAACTGGATGATCTTCTCGGCGCGGGTCAAATCCCTCGCTTTCGAGGTATTCAAATCCCCCTTTTTCGGGGTATTAACGGCGCTCATTGCATCGTCGCCAAGGTGGGGATCAGGTCATCGTCGAGCTGAGCGCGGGCGTCACGCTCCAGGGCGGCACCTTTCGGGATGTTCTGCGCCTTGCCCACGGTGGCGATGGTATCGACCTTGAGCTGTCGTCCAGTGGCCAGGGCGCGGCGGGTCATCTTGTCCAGCAGGTCACAGGCCGGGTTCGGCTTGCCGTCCACCAGCAGCCCGTCATTGTCGATGGCATCTTGCAGCGCCTCGATATCGGCATAGGCGCGGGCCAGGCTCCCGGCCAGGATCAGGTCAGCATCGGTCCAGGTGTCACGCGGGCGGGCTTTTACGATTGCGTCGTAAAAGGGCTTGGCGGCCTCGCTGACACGCACAAAGGCCGGAGGCGGTAGTGGGCCAAGGGCTACCGCCTGAGCGGCTGCTATGGCGGCTCTGGCGCTGTCTGAGCGGGGGCGGCGGGCTGTCACCTTCATGGCTGCTAGTCTTCCGGGCACTTAGCGATAAAAGAGCAGGGACCGTGCGGTGTTGCCTGCGCCGGTTGCTGGTGATTTTTGTTCTCGATTCCACGGATGATCGGGATCGAGCGGATTGCCTTTCACGTCGCAGCCCCACGTCACGCTCTTGCCCATACTCGCGGCTGTCTTGAGCGAATGGCATTCATGGCAGAGCGCGGCCAGATTCTCCCGGCTGTTGTCGTCGGTGAAGTCCTCGCGGCTGTCCTCGATGTGGTCAACGTCAGTGGCAGGCACTACCAGACCACGCGCTGTACACATACGGCACAGCGGCTCCTCTGCCAGTACCTGAGCGCGCAGACGCTTCCAGGCGGCGCTGTTAAGACTTAACGTCCTACGCTTCTTCACGCGCCACCTCGTTAACTTTGTTGTTAACCTGGTCGTCGATACCTTCGATGCTCGGAAGGTTCTCGATGCGGCGGACTTCGCTCTTGAGCATCCATCCGTCCTCAATGCCGCGCTGGTAGAAGTTGGCGCGGGCGAGCGAATCACCACGCAGCAGACCTTCCACGTTGTGTTCGACGAAGAACGCCGGGTTGGTAATGCACGCTCGGTTGATCGCCTGTTCCCACATGACCAGGTGGCGGCGCAGGGTGTTGGTCACGAAGAACCGGGCCAGCTCCACCACGTTGCTGTAGTTGGCCGCTTCCATATCCCCGATCATCACAGGTGGGACGCGGAACAGGCGGGCAGTCTCGACAATGGACAGGCGCCGGGCTTCGATCCACTCGGCATCCTCAAGCGTCATGCTCACGGTCTTAAACGTCGCGCCTTGTGGCAGCACGGCGGTCTTGCCGTGGTTGGCGATACCGGCTTGACCAGCGGACCAGCTTTCGCGGATCTGCCCGGCCTGCTCTTTCGTGGTGCCGGGTGGTGTCTCGATGACGCCCGATAGCTTGGTGCCCTGCTCGAACATCTTGGCGCCGTGGGTGCGCTCTGCCAGGGCGAGGCCGATAGTGTCGCGGGCTACCTGAATCGGCGAGCGGCCCAGGATGCCGTCATCACTGTGATATCGCAGGTGCAGGACTTCATCGGCCAGCAGGCGGCGCTGATTGCCTTTGCCGTCAACGTGCTCATAGACCAGATTCCCCAGGCTCGAACGCAGCACCGTTACCGAGTCGGGGTGCATCGGCAGCAGGGCTTTCACCGAGCCGTTCGGGTTCCACACAATCTCGGCATAGGCGTTACCACGCAGCAGAACATGACGCTGCATCTGCTCGCGGAACTCCAGCGCGGTCTGGTAGTTGTTCGGCGCGTCGTGCAGCAGCTTGTACAGCGGGTGGCTGCGAGCCTTCTCGCGTCCGTTGTCGGTGTTGCGGTACACGTCGAGCGGCAGGCTGCCCACCGTCTCACTGATAGCCGCCACGCAGGCATAGACGGCGCTGATACCTTCGGCGGTGGTTGTGTTCACGTCTACGCCAGCCACGCCAGGAAAGCCCGTCAGGCGGTCGTAATAGGTGTCATAGGCCGGGGTTGTCGGCTCGGGGCTGGATCGTTTGAACAGGCGTTGAATCAGGCTCATGCGATGGCCTCCAGGTACAGACGGGCCAGGCGAATCGAGCGCGGCAGCTTCGACCGGACTTGAACACTCGTCGCGTCATAGGCCGGGTTGGCCGTGATGGTGATCTCGAACAGATCCACGTCTCGCAATTCGCGGACGGGCTTTGCGCCTTCGGCCCAGGTGTCGCGCACAGGTAGGAACCCGAACGAACAGCCGGCCACGTCGCCACGCTTCACCAGCTCGGCCAGATCGCGGCCCAAGGTGGTGTCGGGAAGGTCTAGCTCGAACGCCAGCCCCTCGGAATCTTCTGTTAGTCGCAGAGTGCCGGCACCCAGGCGACCGAGCAGCGACTTGCCGTCATGCTCGTAAATCGCCCGGATGTTTCCAGCGGTGGCGGCGGCAAGCGTCCGGGTGAAGGCACCGGGGCGGATGACTTCCACAAACTCGCCCAGGTCCGTCTCAGAGTTGAACCGAGCGGCATAGCCGGTCAGCTTGCGTCCGTCAGGCTTCAGCCCATTGCTTGCGCGCCGTTCCATTGCTTAGACCTCGGTCGCTACGACGAAGCCTTGCGGGTGGCGCACGGCGGTATCAACGGTGGCCATAGCGCGAACCTGAATGCCGCCACGGCTGTAGGCCGGCTCAGCGTATGGGTTCACCAGAATGTCCACCTCGGACCAGACGCCCAGCATCACCTGCGAGAAGTCGCCCAGGATCAGCTTGCCGGCAGGGACGTTCTTGCTCGCTGCCAGGGCCAGGCCAGCCATTGCGCCGTTGTCGTACAGGAAGCCCGAACCGGAACCGGTGACCTTCTCAGCAGCAGCCAGGGCGGTGCGGATGGCGGCAGTGGTCAGCCAGCGACCGTTGCTGATATCCACGTCCTCGAGCTTCTCGAGCATCGCCAGAACGCCGGCCCAAGTGGTCGGAACGTCGCCGGCAGCTTGGATGCCCACGGTATTCAGGATGCCCAGCGGCTGCCCAGCCAGACCGGAACCGTTGATGATCGCGGCGTCGATCTGCTTGGCGATCAAGAAGCTCAGATCCTCGCGCACCAATTGCTCGATGGCCGGGGCGCTCTGCTGAATGAGCTGGCGGGACATTTCAGATTTGCCGCCGACGTGCTTCGGGGTCAGCGTGACCTGATCGAAAGACATTTCCGCTTCCGGCACGGCCTGGCCTTCAGTAACCCAGCCGGTTTCGAGGCCGCTGCCGAACTTCGGAACAGCGACGTTGCCACGAAGGCCGGTCATCACACGAACGCCCATCTGGCGAGCCAGCAAGGCTTCGCGCAATGGTCCAACGTAATCCTGAGCGCGGTGGTCAGTACCTACCAGCTCGGGCGCGGTCGCGGTGGTGTTGGCGCGCTTCTCCAGGCTGGCGAACGGTACGAACGCGCCCTCGGCTTTGCGACCACTGCGGCGTTCAGCTTCCTTCGCATACTCGGCTTCGGCGCCGTCCAGGCTGCGGCCTTCCATCTGAGCGCGAATCACCTTGGTGACGCTCACGGAACCGGCCAGGCGGTCGAAGTCGGCAGAGGGTGCGCCCGATACCGGAGTGCCAGCAGCGCGGCGTTCTACTTCGCCCAGGTACTCGGCACGCTCAACCTGAGCGGACAGGGCGCGTTCTTCAGCCTTCAGGCTCTCAAACTGCTTGGTTTCATCGGCAGACAGATCGCGGCCTTCTGCGGCTGCGGCATCTACCAGGGTTTTCATGGCGGCGACCTTGGCGGAGCGCTGCTCGCGTAGGGCGGAAATCTTCATTCGTTGATACCTGTAAAGTTAGGTGACATGCAAGCCTAGTTTACATGTATCACTAAACCGTATCAACAAATGTTGACAAGGCACGGCGCGACGGTGTAGCGGGCATAAAAAACCCCGCACTTGGCGGGGTCTGGCGTTACTTGGCAGGTTGCTTTCGTCGCTCCAGTTCGTACTCGGCGCCGTTCGCCACGTCCACGAGCCTGCCGGATAGCGTGCCCAGCGAGTTAATAAGCCAGCCGATATTGCGGGCGGTGTCGTTGGATAGCTCGCCAGCGTCGGCGGTCCAGG